GAATCGTTCAGGAAATTCCTCCCGAATCCTTGAATCAAGTTCACTGTAATATTCATCGGGACTGGTATTGGGGAGAATACTCTCATCAATAAGTTCCTTATGAATTACCATAGCGGCCTGAGTCATGATCCTGTCTTTCGTAGAAGTACTGCCAAACCATTCATTCCTCTTTTGCCATTCCAAAGCCTTGCGGTCTGGAGCGGCTGAAGCGGGAACTGCCTGTGGTTTAGGCCTTGTCTTACGCTTTTCAGAATCAGATTCTGCTCTCATCTTATACTGACGAGCTACTAAATTTTCCGCCTTTACAGAAGCCAAAGCGTCTTGCGCTTTTATTTCAGCATCTATATCGCCAGATTCTTTAGCAGTTTTCAAAGCACCCAGAGATTGCTTCTCCTGACTTTTCAATCTATCAATATATTGATTAATTGCGTGTAATTCCGAATCCTTAGACCGAGATGTCAATGCATCCCTTTCTTGAACCCAAGCTTGTTCTTTCGAAGAAAGATCCTGAAGCCTGGCTTCCAATTCCTTTTTTTCCTTAACAAGTCGCTTTATCCGTTTTTCAGCGCGCTTGCCAAATACCTTTTTATCTTTGGATTCTTCTGTATCTTCAGATTTTTCTACTTCCTCTTCATCCTCAACTTCAGATTCCTCTTCAGCTTCTTCTTCAGGTTCAGCAGTTTCTTCCGCTACAACTGGAGCCTTGGTATCTTTAGGCTCTTCAGACTTGACTTTCGCCTCATCTTCAGATTTTTCGTCTGGAAGTTCCACAACTATCTCTTCTTCTTCTTCAAGTTGTTCTTCCCTTTTGTCTTCGTCTATCATCTAGACCTCCTTCGGTTGCGATCCGCGTTATACGCTTATGTAATATATTACACTATATATAGATTTTATGCAAGTCTACTTAGCGGATATTTTATCAGGATCAGGAACAAGAGCTATTACTTCATCATCATTAATAATGGAATAATCCTCCCCTTCACACTTAAACTTAAGTCCTACATATTTTCCCGTTAATACCCAATCACCCTTTTTACACCAAGTCATAGTGGATCTGTCCATACCCAGATAACATTCTGGGCCCATATCCACTACTTTTGATATAACGCATGAAAATTTAGCTGCTGTCTTTGATTCATCAGTTAAAATAATACCACCTCTTGTTGTATTAGATACCTCTCTTGGCTTGATTAAAAGCCTGTAACCCGTGGGTTTTGGTAATTTATTTGTCATTGTCGAATAATGTCTCCTGTTTGTAAAGATTCTTGTGCTCGTCTCTTACCCTGGCTTTCATATCCTCCAGGGTATGAGCAATTCCTAACATATACTTGTATGTGGGAAAATCCTCAGCGCCTGGACCCGCTATCTGGTCTTTATTGACCTGAATAGCTTCATCCAATACCTTAAGCAAATTAGTCTTTAATGTATGTGCATCCATTGTATCTCCCGTAAGTAATAGTAGTTATATTTTCTTAATATTAATAGCCGTGTCTTTTCCTTTGTTTTCACCTATTTCAAAAGAGACAGCTTCCCCCTCTTGCAAAGTGTCAATACCCGCTTTTTCCAAAGCGGACACATGAAGGAATATATCTTTTCCCTCTTTTTCGTTTTGTATAAATCCATATCCTTTTCTTGGATTGAACCATTTAATTTTTCCGTTAATCATTTTATTGTTTTAGTTTCCTTTATAAAAAGGGGGCACTTTTACATGCCCCCATGTTGTTTAGTTAATTTTTATTTGTCTAGCTTCCTTACCTTCAGGAACAATCCTGCGTAAAAATACTTTTAACAAACCGTCTTTTAACTCAGCGTCTTTTATTTCCACATCATCCGCAATTGTAAAAGTTCTGGAGAAATGTCTTTTCGCTATACCCTTATGGAGTATACCGTTTTTCTCATTTGACTTTTCTTCCTTGACGGATTTTATGGTTAACAGACCTTCTGCGAAATCCACGTTTATATCGTCCTTACCGTATCCCGCAAGCGCAACTTCAATGTTGTACTTTTCAGGTCCAGTCTTGACAATATTATATGGTGGGTGATTTCCAGCAGATATGTAAAACTCATCAGAAAACATTCTTTCGAAGTGACTGAAGACATCATCAAACCCTATTGATACGGGTCTAAGCTGGTTAAAAATAGATAATGCTTTATTCATAATAACCTCCTTGTTAAAGCAAGATTCATTCGACTCCTTTCGGCAGTCCTAAAAAATATAATATATCATATTTTTTACATTAATGCAAGGCCGTTATATCCAGCCCATCCATTTACAAAGTAGAAATCCTACAACTACGACAGCAACTATTATAGCGCCTTTTTTAGTTCTAGAACTGTTTGTCCAAATATCCATTTATCCTCCTAGTATTTGAGTTTAGTTGATTTAGATTTGGATGGCTTTTTCTTCTTACCCTTTTTCTTTGTAGAAACAGGTTTGATAGCCATTCCTTTTCTAGTCTTCATAGCATTTGCAACCACATTTTCCTCCTTAATGTTTTCCGCGCTCTACGCCTTTTATACGTCCCTTGTTACGGGAAGCATAAAATACTTTAGTGCCCTTTTTCTTTCCATACTTTTTCTTCATAGCACTCATAACTTTTTTTCCTTTTTTAGTTAATGGCACTATTTCATCCTCGTTGCATAGATTAATTTTTCCGCGTCCTTCATTGCGTCATTCGTTGCCTTCACCGCAAGATCCGCTTCTCTAAGTTTACGATCCTCATCCTTGTTTTCATCATCAACAATTATTTTAGTTTCCTCCAGATCCATCTTGTCTTTATGCATCTTCATTATATCAAGTTGTTTCTTCGCACGCAAGGCCAAATCTTGTTTTTGTATCTCTATTTGTTCCTGTTGTGGATCTTCCGTTTCGCCTGCCATTATCTTGGCTTTCTCCTCATCAAGTTTCAAAACCTTGTCCGCCGCGTTAGCCGCCATAAGCGCTATTTGATTCTGCATCTGCGGTGGCATTTGCTGTTGCTGCTGCGGAGGTGCCATGATTGCCTGCTGTGCCTGTGGATCTTGAACCATCTGCGCCATTTCTATTTGATATTTCAAAGCCAGGTGTTCCTGTATGTGAGATATTAAAAGCTGCTGCACGGATGGATTTTGATACGCGGGATCTTCCATGAACTTTCCATGGACAATAATATGCGCGTCATGATTCTGGTCAGGCTTGGCTTCCAGAGGTGCCCCCTTGAGAGAGGCCATGTTTTCCGTAATGGGATTTGAACTGAAAGGTTGCTGTTGCTGTTTTAAATAACGTGATGGTTCATCCACGCCCATCGCAGCAAACAGTTCCATTCCGATCTGCTCCATATTATAGGCAGCGGGGTTCTGTTGCGCGATAGACATGATAGCGTTTATTTTCGCAATCCTATGTGCTTCTGTTGGCATGTTAGGATCGGATACAGGTATGACATCAATATTCTTGAGATTGAAATCCTGCCTGAACACTTGCTGTGCACCACCTGCGACTTCGTAGGGATACAAATCTGGAAGGTACTCACTGTCTAAACGAGTGAGCACTCGCAGGTCTTTTGTTTGTGCTGAATGTAGACGTTTATGCACAGCGTTGAACAGTTTCGAAGACTGCTCAAGCAGGGCCATGGTTGTACCCACGGGCCCATAGTTTGTTGCCTGGTCCACTACGTTATCCGTGGCATCGGCAAATTGGGATGCAAGTTTGGACGCATAGTCCATTAAGTTAAATAAAGTCTGTGATGGTTCCTTGAAAGGAAGTATCTGTAAAGATTTTCCCAAGTCACCAGCAGGAGCGTTTACCTCCCTAAATTCACCTGGAGAAATGGGCTCGTCAGGTGCAAGGACACGAAGACCGTGTGCCTTGAATCCACCTGGCAAGTTCGCAAAGGTACCCGCATCAAGTAATTGACGCATAGAGGAGGTAGCTGTTTTTGTTAATCCGCCGATTAAATGTATATAACCATAACCATAAAAACCCAAACCAGGTATCATGGTATAATGGGTAAAATACATTTTCTTTTTTCTTAAAGGATCTTCCTGATCCCAGTTTCTTCTAATGCATAAAATCTTCTGGTCATCTTCCGTCATGTGAACAATGTATGGAAGTTTTAATTCATCCTCATCCTCAAACCCTGGAAGATTTATGTTTGCATGTATTTCCAAAATGGAAGTATATTCATCATTGTCTGCAGGCTTTGTCACACCCACTACTTCATTCTCTAATTCCTTCGCCCCTGTTTCATTTATATTATAATCAGTATCAATATCAATATCCCTGAACATTCCCAAAAGCTGCATTTTCTTAATTTCATTTTTTGACATTAAGTATCTATGCGTATACCGTTCAGCGCTTTCCAAATTGGT